AAGGAAGAATTTATTAAAAAACATGGCGAGCTTAATCTTGATTTATGGACTGAAGTTCACGAAGAACTTGGCGATCTTGAAGAAATGCAATCAAAACTTAAAGAAATGCAAACAAAGTTTGATAATGTTGTTTCCAGAATGAATAAAGCTATAGATAAGAAGTTATCAAAATGATTGAGCATTTTAAAAAATTTGATGTGGGCGGTAAAAGTTTACTGCCCTTATCTTTTAGTCATTTAAACGAGTTTGCTTTTTATAGGGAAAGGTGGGCCTTACGAAGAATTTTTGGATATGAATTTCCAAGTAGTGCAGCAGCTGAAAGAGGAAGTGCGGTTGAATCTGGACTTAATATGATTCTAAATGGACTGTCAGTTTCTGAAGCTTCTTCTAAAATGGAAGCAGAATACGATGTAAATTGTATGAGAATCAATGATCCTAAAATAGAAGATGAAAGGACCAATCTTATTCCTCTATTAGAACTAGGAGCTAAAAAATTCCAGGAACATGCTTTCCAATGGAATCTAATTGATTATCAAAAGCAAGTTGAAGTATTTATTAAGGGAATACCTTTTAAAGGTTTTACTGATTTTCATTTTGAAGATAAGAATACAAAGGAAGATTTTTATATTGATTTGAAAACTTCAAAAACTGCACCTAATCAAATATCTATGTCCCATGCTATGCAACAATCTATCTATCATAGAGCAACAAATGCTAGACAGATGTTATGGTATTTGAAAACTCCTACAAAAACTAAAGGCCCAGAATTCGCAAAACTTGAATTATCTGATTATTCAGTCCCTATGAAAGTTTGTGAACATATAGTTCTTGTTATGGGAAAGTATCTTGAAACAGTCAATTCAGCGGAAGATGTTAAAAATTCATTGATTCCGAACCCAGATAATTGGATTTGGAAAGAAGATACCGTTTTAAAGGCAAGAAAAGAGGTTTGGGGGTATTAAGTACCCCTAACCCTTAAAAGCTTCTGTACGGCCTTTAAATTGCGATTTTGAGGTGCTTTTAATGATCTTCTATCTCGTTTTTTTCTTTTTATTGGTCTTTTACCTATTAACTCAGTAATTAGGGCAGATGTAGTGATTCCAGTCATTTTCCGACTGATCTCATAGCTCTATTATGGGATTGTGCGAAAGTAGCGCCATTTTTTAAAGATCGAGCCATACTACGCATATGTTTGAGAGAATGATGTCTTGCGTGACGATTCATTGTCTTTTTTTGCCTGGGACTCAAATCCTTAATAATATTTTTAATAGACGCTACTTTGACCATTATCTTTTTTTCTTCTTTTTCTTCTTAGGTTTGCTCATCTTTGACATTTTTGATTTTTTCATGCCTTTAGAATGAGCTCCCTTTCCTGTATGATAAGGCATATTACTTCCCCTTCTTCTGTTTTTTCAAAATTGCCATTTGTAAAGCTTTAGGCAATTTCTTTTGTTTATTAGTCAACCCAACGACTTTCTTTTTCTTTTTAGCCATGACTAATGAAGTATATAATTATGAACAATTACAACTAATGCAACTGCTATAACAATTTGCACCCATGATTTTAATTCAGTAAATGCGTGCCACCATTTAGTTACTTTCTGTTCTATTTTTTTAATAGCCATAAGTACTCCTTTCAGTTACTTAGATATGCCCTTGGTTTTTTCGAAAGTGCGGAGTGCTCCCATTCCAAGCAAACTCATGACAAGTGGCATGAGTGTTCCCATATCTAACTCTGGTATGTTTACCACTTCATACTGAAACAATCCACAAATAAACAAAATAAATTTACTCAAAACGAATTCCCAGAAAATTGCTAAGGCACAGGACATGCCTATAAGGGGCCTCCACGACCGCTGTAACATTCCAGAAATACCGCCAGCAGTGCTTTGAGCATCTGCTAAATTTATAGCCATTTGTTTTTCTTTTAATTTTGCTTCAACTTCTGCGAATTGTAATTTTAATTTTTCTTTTTCTTCACCAGAAAAGTGCATGTCATCTATAACACCACCAACAGTTTTTATAGTATCGCCACTAAATATTTTTCCTAATACCATTATTTACCCCCTAATAAAGTCCATGCTCTTTTGAGATATGACAATCTATTTTTTTCAATTTCTTTTTTTTCTTCATTAGTAGTTATGCGTTTGATTTTACGCTTTTTTTCATTTTTTCTATTATTCGATTTGCTCTGTTTGTTGTTTGATTGTACCATAGACTATCCCTCATTTCTTCGATTGCGCCCTCTATATTATTTTCTGATAAACATTTTTTAAATTTAACAAACTTATTGAGCCTGGGCAAACCCAACTGAAAAACCATATGAATTACACATTCATGTGCATTATCATCAATATTCATTCCCTCTGTAAATTGTTCAGCATCATCTACTGCAACATTAAAATCTTTTAAAAATAATTCTAATCCTCTTTGATAAGTTATGGGATTCATCAATTCGTCTTTTTCATTATCTCTTATCAAATGGCCTGCACCGATAGTCCAATATCCTAAATGATCTTGATACGGTTTTAAAATTATTCCGCCTTCTTCCTGGATAATGTCCTGTTGTAAAGTGTGTAAATCCATTATCCTAACATCCTTAATATCCATGATATAAATTGAGTAGCTACCATAAATCCTATAGTCCATAAAATATAATTCAACTTTCGAACTTCTTTTTGCAAATGAAATATATGATTTGTTTCTAGCAGCTCAATCTTGTTATAAATATTTACAATATGCTCTTTTGTTGTTTTTGGCGCTATCTTAGTCATTCTTGATAAATACCATATCCTATTTTTATTTCAACTGACTTAAAGGGTTCTCTAATGCGTTTCTAATCTTCTTTTCTATCTTTTCTTCCAATTCAGTCATATCTTCTTTAATTTCATTTATAGCTTCTTTAAGGTCCTTTGAATTCTCTCGTGAATCCTCTTTGACTCTAGTTTCTACATCTTCAACAATAGTTTCAATTCTTCGAACATCTGCTTTTAGGTCGTTTTTGAGTTCTTTT